GGGGCCGGTAAGAATAACTTAAACCGGCGAACGAATTCAGCATAGAGACGGCGTTTTATGAACCGTTAGGGTGGGAGGTCCCACCGATAATATCTATCGAGTTGTGGGACAACTTTAACCGCGCTTTATTTAGTAGCAAGTCTATAAGGACTACTAAAGTAACTTTCATATGAATAACCTATTTTCATATGACACTATTGGTGCACTAGGTGCTTTTACCAGGATTTACACTAGACTATAGTGTTGAGAATAACCAAATCGACCAGGCTCGAAGAGGATGTTTGAGGATGACCAACGTCCAAAGGTATAATTCCGAAGAATTGGTCTCTTTATAGGGCAAAACACGAAGTTAGGACCTGTGCAAGACTTTAGGTACTCCACTAAAGGAGGTTCTGCGCTGCACAACAGTGTAGTTTAACGTCTTCGGACAAAAATCCATGAAAAACAAATTAATGTATCATGGAAGAATTAGTGAGCTTTCTCGGCTCAGTTTATACTACTTGCAACGGCGGCTTATCCATATTTTCAGGGGCCTACCGGTATAATCTTGAGAATTTACTCACTTATTCAAAATGCTCGGGGTCTTAGAGCTTATTTTTGTGCAATTTACTATAAATAGTACTCCCATGCACGGGTGTAGTTTAACGACTTCGGTCGATAACTAATTAATAAAATCCAAACTTCTTAGTAGTAGAAGTAGGAGCCAAGCTAGGTACAGAAACAAAAGTGGAAAATGAAGCATCATCAGCCATAGATCTATAAAGATTGTGTAAAGAATATCCGTTTGGATTGGAGAGATTTGACACAAAGGAAGCAGGCAAATTAAAATTGACAGTACACTTGGAATTGCTGGAATAAGATGTAGCATTATAAGAAGTACCAACACCAGGAGTCGTAGTAGAAAAATTAATAATATCTCCAACTGCTCTAGCATAACCTGACGTATATTGAGGGACTTCAACAGTGATAGTATTGTTTTGACTCATATTTTGCATAACAAGACTGTACATAAAAGGATCATCAGCTGTTGCGGCACTTCCTACAAAAGGTTTGGTAGGTGAACCGAAATTTAGAAGAGGAATTAAAGTGACGGACATGTTAGTAGCCAAGGAGCCCATAGTGGCTTGTACTGTAGCTGGAGTTGCTGCAGCTCCGGTTTGGATGAGTCCCATATCCAACACATCGCGGATACGCACACCACCACGTGAAAGAGCATAACAAGCTCCAATGGTAGAGTAAGGATCGCCTTGAATAAAAGAACCCATTCCAGTGGTTTGAGTAGTCCCTTGGATAATGTCAGGAATAAAATTCAACTGAGACGTATCCTCGCCATCAGTGTAAGTAGGACCTACTATTCCTCTGCGTACAGGATAAAATCTGCGAAGAAAAGGTCTGAAACTAGTGATCTTCTCACCAATACAAGTAGAAGCGTGAATAATGGGATCTGAAGTAACAGAACTACTACCAACAGTGGCTGAAATAATAGTATCTTCCTGACCAGCGGGTTTTTCAAAAGCTGATTGGGGAACTGCGTTGATAGGCTGTAATTGCAGATCGTTTGGTAAAGAAAATTCCATATCATCGCCACCAGCCAGCTCTACTAATAAAGAAACAGAAGAGCTAACAGTAGCAGGTGCGATTAGAGGATCAACAACCTCGACTACTAAAACTCCAGTACGAGTATTCACAGCAACATCACATGGGTGCCAAGGGTGTCTACTAATATAAGGAACAATAATCTCAACATCGCTCTTCTCACGAATGTCAACAATAATCCTATTTACATAAGCTGGATTTGCAACATAACTGCTCTCATCAGTTGGATAAAAAGAAAAAGCTAATCTACCACTATGAAATGGAGTCTTAACAATCTTAAAACGATACTTCAAACTACCTCTCCAGTTCTGAAAATATGCTGACACGAAAGTAACAGGAGTGAAATTAACAACTCCCGAATTCACAACGACACCAATACGAGGATTAACGTCCAGTGTAGCCAGGGTACCAACAGGTGAGGAAGTGGAATAAGTGAGGGTTTTAAACCAAGCATATTTCCTAACAATATAAGAAAAATCCATCTCATCGTAATCAGTTCCTGACAGACCATCCAGATGTGATACACCGGGTTGACTATACATAGCTAAAGAACGTGCATTCGAATCACCATCTACAGTGGAATGGGTGGGAGCATTAACAATCTCCATACGAGTGGCATTGGAGCCAGCGTTAGGTTTGGAAAATCCAAAAATTGAAGCAACGCTGGCCACTCGGTCTGCAATCCAAGCAACATCGGTAGCCACTCCACCAATAAGAGGGATAGTGGTGAACTCCTTGAAACCTTTTGAAATAGAGGTGGCAATACCACTAATAGGACCCATTCCTTTTTGCGCAACTTCAGGATTGCCCTTCTTCTTGCGAAAAGCAGATTGTGCAGAAGCTGCTCCAAATAGACTGATGTTCTCAAAACTCACATAAAGAGTGTAAGAAGCTACAGTGGAGCCAGCAGGGGAAACCAAAGGAGAATAAGGATACAAATTAATAAAACCTAAAGTGTTTTCATCATTACCAGCCAATATGGCATTCAATGGATAAAAAGAAGTAGTGGAAACAAAAGGTACCAACAATTCAGCAGAAGTTCCAGAAGAAATATCTATTTCTACATGAGGAACAGTGGTTCTTTGAACTAAAGAGGCGTTATGCATGTTATTTACATTGAAAGCTTTTAGTTGAGAAGTGGTCCTTGACATTCCAGCTAAAGGAGTCCATCCCAAAGCATATCTACCCTGCTGGAAAGGATTGGCATTGATTACAAGTTTGAATCGCATATCCATACGTATGCCAAAGAAACCGGCCAACTTTTGGTTCCAAACAACTCCTTGGGCAGCATTGAAAGCACCATAGGGCATGGAAAGGGAAGAGAAAAAAGCATAAGTATCGGATATTGAAAAATTTCCTTGTTGAATTACAATAGGTTTAGACAAGAAGTCCATAAGATCTTGGGCCCTCTGCTGTGAGTCATTAAGATTAAAAATAGAAGAAGATAAATGTGCTACATGTGTATCATCACGTTGTGTAATATGTGCATCATCAACAAAAGTAGTGGTAGCATTCTGAGAAGCAATTCCTGAAATAGCGGCGACGGAAGAGTCCTCGGGAGTACCATTATTTGTTGATAACTTGGAGCTTCCTCCAAGTACTTCAGATTGAAGATTTAAATTATTCATTGCAATATCGATATTATTATTATTTGTAGCCATAATTAAAAGTAAATATTTAAAAAGTTTGTTTTCGATTAAAGATAAAAACAAAAGATCTTCCTTTACTAAGGGAGGGAAAGACACAGATTCCACTGTAATACAAAGTCAACTTATTCTAAAATTGTATTTATTTTTGGATTTTAAATTTTTTATTTGATACCATACGAGTGTTAGGTAAATATTTGGAAAAACGACCCTTTCGAGGCCTCGCCGTAATTAAACAACTTATACAAACATTTACCAGGCAAACAGTACATACAGTCTTTTATTTATTTTTAGAAGAAAATCATCAGCTCCAGTGAAAGTCCTCAATCGCTAAAACTTGCGAGAGGACTGCACTACGAACCGAATCAATTGAACCGTTAGGAGTTAAATTGGGATAACATTCACACAAGAGGCGTTTCAAATGAGGATACCAAATACTATAGAATTGAGGTTCATGTAATGAAATTTCACGCAAAGCATTGACAACATTATCAACAGCAATCTGGTCACCCAATCTTCCTTTCTTTGTCCAATTCAACATCTCCGTTATAGAGTCAAAACGAATAGGAGCAACCCACTTGTTAAATTGTCTTTCAAACCTAAAGGATCGTTTCAGAAATTCAACTTGAGTAATATCGCGAAACGGAATGGTGGATATAATCTTTAACTCTGAAGTATAAACAAAACCTACATTCTTCATAGCGGAAGTCAAAGTAACCTCATTAAAAATTTCCCTATATTCACAAGAAACAGAAAATACGTGGTCATCACCTAGAGACACGAAAAACACTTTAGTATTAAACAGAAGAATATCTAAACCAACATCAATCCAACATAGTCGAATAATAATGTTGTTGGCCATGGTGTTGATGATAGCGGTCATAGGATTACCACTAGGCATAGAGCTAAACCACTCAAAAACTTCATTATTGGAAACATGCCGAGAATTGACTATTTCAGCCCACAATTGCGAACGGATATTGTTTGCTTCAACATCTGAGTCTCCATACCAAGCTAAAATTATATCAAGAACTCCCTGAAGAATGGAAGGTTGTAAATGAGCATCATACTTAGAATAGTCTCCAGCAGCAATTGATTTCTCATTATCAGTGGAATTAAACTTCATAAGTGATCTAGCCATCTCATCCCATTGTCCCGAATAAGGATTAATACCTATAGCAGAACCAACTTTCAAATTCAACGAAAAGAAATCACTCATAAACTCACCAAAATATCGTCTAAAAAGATTCAACAGTATAAAAGGAACACCAGAGAACAATCTAGTCTTTCCAGCTAACCATTTTTCAAAAGATATTTTCTCATCTTTCAAAGAATCTTTGTAGTACCAATACAATCGGATACCCATACACAACTGTTCTATGACATCACTCTCAGCTTTCTCTATGTCAGCCAGAGCTTGTTCACGAGAAACATCACCTCGACCAGCTATGGCATCAAAATACCTCTTCTTTAAATTGCACTGTGCATCACCTGTCATAGGAAATCCAGCACTAGTTGAAGAAGCAATAGGATTAAGATACTCATAATCATGCAGAGCTTCAAAAGTCGTAAGTACTCCTTTTCCAGTATCACTACGAGTGGATGAGTTTAAAACGATCTCTCGATAAGAAGTAATAGCCATGTCCAAATGTTTAAAGGGAATACAAACGGGCTCTTTACCATAATTAGAAAGTGCAATTTTCCTAGGATCAATAACAACGTCATCCTGGGTGAAAGGTTTAAGTCGTGTAGGACGAGTTTTAACCACATCATAAGGGGCAAGCAATCGACCATGAAACTTAGATTTCTTAATATCAGAAATACCCACATCGTAATACTGGGCAGAAGGTTTCAAATTCCCTATCTGGGAAATGTTACCTTGAGGAACAGCTACTATGGGTTCAAAATACAAGTTAGGACCCTCCGAAGAAAAAGGAATGGGAATAAAATCACGCACACTTCGGAGAACTGAGGTAATAGCCTCTTGACAAATAAACGTTGAATATCCTGCTGAACCAGAGCCAGCAACATGAATACCAGCAATGCATCTGTTCGAAAAACCAGTATAATCAACGACCAACATGGAACCGCAATCACCAGCACCAGTAGAAGTGTCATAAGTAATAGTCTCATCAAGAGCATAAATATAATCCTCTTGTGTCCAATTGGACTTAACCTGGAGACCTTTATATAAACTACATTTAACTTCAGAGGTACGAATGATAATATTGTTAGAGGTAATAGAAGGCATATGAGTTCCAACCAAAGTACCCGGAAAAGAATAATTCTTCTTAAGTACGGATAAATCTGAAGCTTTCAAAATACTAGACATCATACCTATAGAATTCCTATGAGCAACACGCACATTTATAACACATAAATCATTGTCAGAACAAACATCATCAGTGTAATGATTTAAAACAAAATCTTCAGCGGTAATAACATATTTGTTGCTACGAGTGGCAGTGGTAAAGACAATTTGGGCTCCCGAATAACCAACTTTATTACAAATCATATTAACTTGATAAACAAAATGAAAAGGGACTAAAAAATAAGTAGAAGCCAAGTTCAAAGCATGACCCAACCTTTTACAAGTGGGATCTTTACCTTCACCCTTAGGCTCAACTAAATAAACAATAAAATGGTATTTGTTCAACACTTTCGTTATAGTATCATTGGTGTTAGAATTAGCTCCAATAATACTAGTGTCAATCTTAGGAAGTGACTCCAGATTGAAAACAAAATTTGTACCACCTTGGGGAAAAACATTAATAGTTGGTCTAGCTTTACTCAATTGTTGTTGTTGAAGTCTACCCACTTTGTGGTGTGACCTACCAAGGTCGATTGATTCAGGAGTAACTCCCAAAATACTAGTAAACAAACCGGAAATCCAGTATAGACTACCAAGTACAAGAGTGCTACCAAGCAAATAGAATTTATGTTTCCAAATAAATTTAGAAACAGAACCAAAGATATCCATTAGTTTGGAATGCACTACCTCAAAAGTGGTGGTACTTTCTAGAACAATTCTCTTGCCAGTGAAGGGGTCCAACTGAGCTGCAATTACTCGTTCAAAACTAAAAAACAAATATTGGAAAAATTCCTCAACATTAGCTTGAGTAGTAAGATCTTTCCAAACATAGGTGGGATCAAATCTAAACAAATGATCTGAAATCCCTTGAAAACCCTTATCCCAAATGTCATATCTGGGAGTTTCACCTAAATGATAACACATCTTGAAAAACTCATCACGCAAAACAGACTGGTGTGAGTAAGATAAAGTAGCAACATAAAACATGAAATTGGGACATTCCTCGGGACTAAAAGATTTCAAACCTTGAGGCTCAGAATAAGTTCTGCGCATTTCTGTAGCATACTTAGAACGAGTAGCTCTAGTTATATTAATCTCATTTTCCAACTCGGAAGACAACTCACGCTCTTTAACTTTATTACAATGAAAATTACGAACAAACTGATAATGCTTGTCAATAATCAACTCAGCTACAAACTTAACGTCAACATCGGTATATTTAACTTCATGAGTTCCAGAAGTCAAAACAACATCCAATATCCAAAAATCATTAGGGACAGATGTAGCCAGTTCAGGATCACCTTCAGTAAAATCGACTTCAATGCTTGGAAGCTTAGAATAATCAGTCTTTCCAGCACCATCTAAATAATAAGGATTGACTTTGACAGTAATATCAACATGCCAGCGTCTTTTAACAGCTGCTGGGCTAACAACAGACTGCAACAAATCAAAATTAGGTAAATTAGTAGTAGCGAATACAAAAGGGGAACGAAAAAAAGTGGTATTTTTACTCTCAGCGGCTGCCATAGGAAGGGCGTAAGGCTGTGAATTAATTAACTTAATAGTTTTTATAGCATCAGAATCTACACTACCGACGGCATCACGTGCTTGGTAAATGTCGTCAAATAATGCTACCCACGCTTTAGGAGTATAGGTATCAAAAAACTTATCTGCAGGAATAGAAAAAAGAAAATCTTTAGGACTGAGTTTATAATCCTCAGCCCAATCCTCAGGCATAGTTAAACGGGACACAACATTGATTAGACGAGAGCATAATACTGATTTGAAAATACCAGCAGAACCTCTAATGAGGATACCTACGGGCTCTACACGAATGCCGTTCAATGCTACTTTCATAGCAGCTACCTTAGCATCAGCATTTTGCAATGACTGCACAGATTTATTGAGAGCACTCCATTCGGGAGTGTTTTTGTCTGTCTTCCGCAAAAGTTCTAAACCTTCAGTAAGATAAGAAGAATAAATATCAATATAATACGCTTCAGCATTGGGACAGCCGGAATTAATAGTACTAACAAATTTTGCGGTGCGTCTGGTATACTCCAATACTACTTTATCAGAGACTAAATCAATGACAAAATATTCAGAAATATTATCCAAACCAATATTTGAAAAAAATTTGTACATGGCGTCAGCCATATATATTACAAAAGAAGTGGTATTTTTAATTTGAAAAGAACTAACTTTAGTAAGATTGAAAAGGCTCTCAACTAAACTCTTTCTAGCGGTATAACCGGTCAAAAGGGTAAGGAGAGTTACAATAGTACTAATAAGAACAGGAAGATACTCATCAAGACCTTGAGGGGAAACTACTTCCATATCAAGGTCTGGAGAATCCTCTGGTCTAACAGCAAATAGAGAATTCCACATTTCAAACAAAGTAACAAAATTAAAACGAGAATACATAGTGGAATTGGGCTCTAACAACATGCGTGTTAAAAGATAACCCAGTAAAAAATTAACAATGAACAAAGACAAATTATCTCTTCTGACAATATACGTAATCAAGGCAATAGTTAAAATGCCATGGAGCGTTTCGTCTGACAGACTAATAGAATCCATAATTCCTTTAGAAGTCTTAAAGATAAGCGATAATGCACTTTCTAAATAAGAGGACATAGGATCTGGAACTGATTCTTCATCACAACTCTCGTAGAACGAATGTTCAGAAGGAGTGTTAAGTAGAGGTGGAGAACCACCTATACAAGAAGAAATAGAATTAAGGAGATTGTCACCTGCAGGCCAAGATAATTCATGACGTACAGTAAGTCCTTCAGGAAGGACTTCAAACATATCGGGATTTTGAGATACAAATTGCTTGCAATTTTGTTGCAAAGAGGACTTAATAGCTTGGATCTGATCTAAATATTGCGCTCGATCAGATGAAAGCAGAGAGTTAAAATGTTGTTGATTTTCTTGTATAATGGTGTCATAATTTTCTAGATGCTTTTGCAGTATCGAGAAAATTGTAGTTGTCACCATGATTGTTTAAAAAAGGGGGGGGTTTGGGCATTTACTCAAAGCGAAATAACCCAAAAACTTCCAATATACTGTAGGTTCGTGAAAGAAGCAGATTCAACTGCTCCCTGAATAGTACTTATTGACTACCAGAGAATTTTTGGTGTTTTAACATTTTTTTGGCCCTGAACATACAGACATAATTGAATAAAGACATACGACCCTTTCGAGGCCTCGCCCAACGGTAGTGACCTCACGGTATAATCCGAGAACTGAATCTTTATCAAACAGCGGTGTTGTAAGACGGGGGTATTTATAATTTTAAAATAGTAAAAACAAAGGATGGAAAATAGAAAAACCAATAGAATATATTTTTCTTCATTATCCCACTTGAAGGGTTATTTAATAGACCCAAGAAATAGATAAAAATTACTCCTAGCATAGTGTGGCGTTAGCAAAACACTTTACGTAGCAAGATTTAACTAGATGTTGAATGTATACAATTCCTTCGCAAAGATAAGAAAATGCAATATAATATTGTGAAAAAGACCCCCCATTCCTG